TTAGCCAAACGCATACCAGCTTGACGAGCAAGCTCCGAACGATAATCCCATTGCGTAATCAACGCATCAATATTATCGGTTTCAAAATGAGCAGCCATAGGTCGCTTATCTAAAGTAACCTTGAAGGTGTTCGTTGCTGATGTTCCACCAGCCAACTCTTCACCCGCATCCCAAGATTCATTCAAAGCAACAGTACCAGTAATTGGGAAGTCATACGATACACCACCGCTAAGTGGCTTATTTGTAATCAAGCTTTCAAACAAATTAAATTGATCGTAAGCATGAATAACCTCCCCGCTCCACAGCGGCAGCCAGAGTTTATTCAACCCTGTCACACCACCAGCAGTCATATCACCAACAGCGGTTCGTGCTGGAGCAAAATTGCCAGCACCCATAGCAGCATCAACTGGAAAAGCCATAGTAGTATCTCCTATAGATTGAGATGTCTCAATCTTTTTGAAAAGTGTAGTAACATTAAAAAAGTAAACGATAGAAACTACACACAATATTAGATTGTTCCAAAGGAGTCTTCTTGTGTTGTCTCACTAACTATACCACCCATTACTACCGAGGTAGGGGGTTTGTATTTATTAGATCAACTTAGTTTTGTAGACGATTAAAATCCGTCTTTAGCATTCGTTGTTCTACAGCTAAACGAAACTTAGGTTCAGAATTGTACCTTGGGTTTCCTCTATCTGCATAGAACTCACGCTTTGTTTTGTATCCAGCTGTTCCTTGTTCAGTTTGGGAACCAGCTAGTTGTGTTTTATTTGTAGCCATTTCTTTATTCTTAGCTGTCGTACCACTAGTACGATCATACTTAGTGGAAAGACCAAGTAGGGCAACTTCCCAACTTGGACTAGCAAGCGTAGCATTAATCTCAGCTTGCTCTTGAACAGACATAGTTTTAGCAGCCCATGAAAAGATCTGATGTAACTTATCTTTACTGCCAACAATCTCAGCAGCTTTACCAAAGGCTTCTCTTGATCGTGCCTTCTGACCTTCCATGTAATCACCAATCATTTTATCAGAGAATCCAGTCTTAGTCTTAATCTCTGCTTTAGTTTCTGCGGATAAGTCATTACTAACAGCAACTTCCATAGACCATTTAGACCAATCAGCATCATTAAACTTAGGTTCAGTAGCTGGTACTTCGGTCTTAGCAGCTTCTGGTGGCGTATTAGGAATACGCAATTCTTCTGGAACCTTAGTAATAGCAACAACTTCTGGTGTAGGTTCTGGGATAAAGGCTGGATTAGCCCCACCTTCTGTTTTACCATATGTTTTTTTAAGCTCAGAAAGTTCTTGTCTAGCTTTAGTATACTCTCCTTGAGCATTCTTTAAAGAATTAAACCAAGCTGAAGTATCTTTAAAATTACTAGGGATTTCTAAGCCCTGATTCTTAACATACGCCTCAAACGCTTGGTGTTCCCTAGCAACTTGCATTGCATCTGGGGTACTAGTTGGAGATTGTTCAGTTTGTCGTACTTGAATATCAGCCTCGCTCGTTGGAACTGGTTGTTGATATTCAAAAGTCTGAGTCTCATTCGTTTCATCAATCATTGTAAAGTATCTCCTTAAGGTTATGGCGCAACATTTAAATTAACGCCTTGATAAAGCAAGTCATCTTTTATAAATGTACTGCTATTTGTAGTATCACTAGTGAAGAATGTTTTCCATAAAGTAATATTAGTAACTTGTGCATATGAAGAATATCCAGATGCTGGTGGAGAAATGGCATATAAACATTTAATATCTATTGGTAGCAACTGACCATTTTGTGGTCTAATTTCTACTTTGTATCTACCACCAACCAATGTAATATCTGAACCAGATGGCAATACTGATAAAACAGTTGCCATACCCGATGGTAATAAATACTCAATATTAACTACACAAATAGATGAATCACCTGTTGCAGTAGAACTTGTACTTGAAAAAGAAATATAATCATAATTATTATTCTTAATTGCATCTGGAATTATTATTTGTGTCCATGATTGTGCTGTTCCAGTATTAGCTAAAACAGTACCACCTTGTGGTAATAGATTAGTTACTGGTAATATAAATTGTTTCTGATTATTAACAGATGCTGTAAATACATTAGACATTTAGCAACTCCTTAATATTCAGTAACATAGGCATTGTAGTTTTTTCCAGTAAGAGCAGTTGATGCAGCAAACTCTACTTCAACATGGGTAAATCCAAATGTATTAAGAATTAAAGACGCACCCGTAGTTCCACCTCCTGGAATATACATATATGGAATAGTAGTTACTGTTGCTGTTGCTCCAGTTAATACTGGTTGAAATGAAGCTCCCACTGTAACACTAGGAAGTAAAGTTGTTGCTGGATATAAAGCTACACCATTAATTGTTGATGACTGTGTTCCACTTCCAGTAATTGTACCATAATATAATAAAGAAGGTACATACTTATTATCTCTTGTTTTATTCCAACCAGAAATCCTAACTAATAAACCAGTTGGAATAGATCCCGTTAATACATCAATCCAAAATGAAAATTTAATATTTGGACTTCCATTTAATGGAATAACTGTATGACCAGTTGTTTGTGGTATTGCTCCTGTAGCAATAGAGTGTGCCTCAAGAGCAGTACTTAATGAAGCACTAGTAATATTAGTTGTTTGCGATAGTAAATAAGTATCGCTGAGAGCGTACTTCTGAGTAGCATATGTTGATGTTCTAATCATAGTGTGTCCTTTAATCGTTTTAATAGTTTGGAATAACGCATACGCATTCTGCGACACGCCTTAATAAAGTCAATGTTGTTAATAATAAACTTACTTTTTCTTTTTCTTCGCATACTTAGCCGTCTTTGCTGGTTGCTTCTTAGTGTCTTTTGAGTGAGAGCATTTACATTTAGCCATAATTATTTACACCTTTTATTTTTAGGGCAACTTGTCTTAGATTTTCCTGGACCACCCCAAAGATCTTTACAAGCCCAGTACTTTGCTGTTAACTTATCCTTAGCAGTCGCACAGTTGTGTCTAGCTTTAAATGATTTTCTAGCAGCCGCCGAATAGTTATTACCATAACCAGTAGCACCATAATGAATAATCTTTTCAGTCCCATTAGAACAAGCCTTAACAACTCGTTTCTTAGCTGGGTTTGGAGATTTTTGTGGGCTATTGCATGACATCTTAGCTTTATTTAATGGTTTTCTCATATCACATACCTTGTTGTTGTTGACCCATACCTAATTGTGAGGGATCAATACCTAGTTGTTGCATCATTGCGCCAACATTCTGACCACCAGTCTGTTGGATATCTTGTTGTGCTGCCTGTGCTGCTGTATTAACAACACCATCAGTAACTGCACCGCCAGCTTTCTGTTGCATTTGCATTTGCATAGCTTGTTGTTGCTGTTGTTGTTGCTCTTGAGCAACCTCTTCAGCAGATTTAACCCACATTCGTGAGTCAAACCCAAGTGATGAGATCAATGCAGTAGCATATGAGTCCCATTTAAATGTTTGCAATGCTTGTGGTGGTAGGTTACGAACCATCTCACCCATTTGCATGAGCTTCTGAAGATCAGAATCCCGTGACAAAGCCTGTAGACCAGTGATGATCTCAGTCTGTAGCGTACCTTCTTTATCAAAGAACTGATCATACATGCGTTCATCCATATCACCATTGTTTAACATGATAAAGATAGTTCTTTTAATAATAGGTTCCATTAGATCTCTAGCAATAGCAGAGAAAGCACCACCTAATACAGTCTCAAGCTCAGAACCAATCATACGAATGGCTGTGGCTGTAACTCTATCACCCGATGGGATAGCAGAGCGTGTCATTAAAAACGCATCAGCAACCTCACGGCGCATCTCAGCAACTGCATTAGCAGTAGATGCTACTTGTGGATTTAAAGTTTGTGCTGGGCTAATACAAAAGATATCAGCTTGTCTAGCTGGAATAAATGTACCATTACTAGCAGAAGAAATATCATCTAACTCAGTCATACCAGCAGGATCAACACCAATCCAGAATGTGGATGATGCTGCCATGCCCTCAATATGAGACTGAGTGTAATTCTCTAGGGAAATAAGATCACCTAAGATATCTTCGCAGTGTGATCGACCATAGTTTTCACCAGTAATACCATACCATCTTAATGGAATCAGTGGAAGTACTGTGTACTCACCTTCGTCTAATACATTACCATCAGTATCTTCTTTTTTTGAGTGCCATAATTTTTTATCTTCATCTAGATAATATTGACAATAGATTGTTTTGTAACCCATTCTAGTTTGTAATCCAATATCACTGCGATCATCGTACTGATCAACAGTATCTGTTGGTTGATACTCAACATGGATAATTTCCATTACCTTGCCTTGAATGTTTCGTTGAATGACATACTGATCAATTCTTAAATTCTTAAAAGAAAAATCATTATCCATAATAACCAAGACATCACCCAAAATAATTAAATTTTGTAGTGCTTGAAAGATTGTTTCTCTTAAGTTCTGAGATACAACTTTATTAAATACTTGGTAGGATAAAGTTTCTAAATAACCTTTAACTTCTGGGGTAGCTTCTGCACCATTCTTTAAACCAAACCGAAAGAAAGGAGAATCGTTCAGTGGCATAAGCGCAGATAACATACGACTAGCCATAGCTGTTACACCACGACTAGCAATTGAAGAGAATGGTTGTGGTAGTACTGTATCACTAGTCCATCCAGATGGTGGTAGGATAGATGGTATGGTTAAACTAGCACACTTTCTAGCAAGATCAGTTCTTGTCTGTCTCCTACCATCGAATAATCTAAACCTGTCAGCAAGTGTTTGTTCGTGCATATTATATTACCTACTATTATGTTGGGGTTTTAAGTGATGTAGTCATACCAGAATACAGAGAACCAAAACCAGCTTGTAGTTTTTGTAGTTCTTCAGCTGTTAGTGCTGGTTTATCTTCTTGAAGAGATTGAATCTCTTTAGCAACTTCACTTTCAGCATTAAGATTAGCGTTGATTGCTGCCTTCTCAGTATCTTTTAAAGCCTGTAACTGAGCAGCTTCATTTGCCTTACGCTGGTCTTCATACTTCATAAGATTAGCTTGGCGTGTTGCTTCAGCTTCTTTAGCAATGTCTGCTTGCTTTGTAAGCATCTCATCATAATCAGCCTTACTCATACCACCAGAAATAGACGGTCCTCCACCCATAGTATCCTCCTTATTGTGGTCTATCCACGAATTGTGCTGTAGGTTGAGAACTTCCAGTAAACTGGGATACTCTATCTAAGCGTTGATTAATTAATTCTTTTCTTTTAGTTGCCGCATTAGTATCACCAAGCGAGTGTTGTGCTGCCGATGCAGTAGTCGGAGTAGAATCTAAAGTACCAAGAATAGCTTCAAATCCACTCTTAGTTGCCTTTTTAGTTTGTACATAAGAATCATAAGAAGTCTTGGCAGCAGCTATTGATTTTTCTAATTCATTATAGGCTGATTGATAAGCACCAGTAGCTAAGTCTCCAAACTTCTGAGCATCCTTTTTAATATTAACTTCTTGTGGTTTTGCTTGATATAACAGTAAGTTCTTTATTTGTTTTTCTTCATTAGCTTTTGCCTCAGCGATATAGTTTGTATAACTAGTAGTATCAAGCATAGATAAATAGGGTTGCTTAATATGCTGAGCTATTAGTTCACTTTCTTTCTTAGCTAAATCAGATAATCCAGTAGATACAGAACTAGTTAGTGTTTGTCTTTCTAATGCTTGAGCTGCTTCAGCTTGGTTTTTAAATAAACTAGAACCATACTCTTTATTTTGTTGTATTGAATTTACATAGGCTCTGAAATTAGCGTTGTTCATTTTACTATTAATAGCAATAGCACCAGACTTACTTGCTTTAATTTGGTCTTCTTGTGATGGTGCAAACAATGCTTGATATTCTTTTGTACTTTGAGAAGCTTTAATTAAATTCTTTTCAGCATCTGAAAATTTAGACTTAGTAATATTATCACCAAACACAGACTTTTCAAACTCTGATTTTGATAATGGTTTAAAGGTTGTAGCGTATTGAAAGTTTCTAGTGACTGGGTTATATACTTGTTTATTACGGTTTGTATTATACAAACTTAATTTATTAGTTAATGAATTAGTGTTAGCAGTATTTGCAAAAAGATTCCGTAACATATCTTTATTAGATACATTTTTAGGATTTTGACCAAACAAAGACACAGATGTATTATACATACCAACTTTATTTGTTAAGTCAGAACTACTTTTAAGTTTATTAACTGACTCTTGACTAAGCATACTGGTCATACCAACTATATTTTCTGGTACTTTTATATTTACATTAGCAGCATTAGCTGCTAATGTTTTTAATTGAGCAGATTCAGATGCTGTATACTTTTGGGTTGGTTGGTTTGATCGTCTATAACCACCAGCATACCCAGCATTAGCAATAGAATTAGCTCGCTGTATCCCAGATAAATTCTGTAAGTTTTGCGCTCTCTGCTGTGTAATTTTATTGGCATCAGTCAATAACCCACTTAAATAAGTAAAGGTTGTATTAGCCATTTAACTTTTCTTTCTGTTGCTTTTCATAAATCATTCTAAGTTTATTTACAACATCAACTTGACCAGCAGCAAAGGCAGCATCCCTAGTAAAATCATCACTACTTAACTTGGGGTCGTATGGGAGTTGCTTGTACATCTTCTCTAATAGGTGTAGAAGCGACTCGTCTATTCTTGGATAGTTCATCATACTTTTTTTCCAATTCATTAATTGTTTGCATCATTGATTTAATAATAATTACTAATTCTTTAGTAGTAAGATTAGAACCAACCCTTAATCTCAAATCAATTTGTTCTTTTGAATACATATCATATCTCCTTAAGATAGATCTACAATCTCGCAAGCACCAGCAGTACACGCCAAAGCATGAGAACTCTTAGTTGAATCTACTAGTTCATACTTCTCTAACAAACTCCAATCAACTTCCACCTTAGGAAATAAATTGTATGTTCGTGCATCTACAGCTTCAAACGGTGCTTGAGTATACACATGGTCAGACTTAGGTAAGAAAGATATACCAGAAATCTTATCAAAGTTTTCGTATACCCATTGACCCACTGATAAGAAATCAGTGTCATCATATGATACCGTAATAGATGGCTTATGGTGACAGTAATGATCTTGATATGTTTCCCATAACTTAAGATGATCCATAGCCATAAGCTTATCTTGGGTAACAGCACCGCTGCTACTCTTCTGTGGGAAGGTAAAGATACCAGTCGCATCTGGATTCATTACACAGTCTTCACTAGATACACCTTGATCCTTCATAAAGGAATAGATGGGATCTTTCTTGTCAATGCGTACACGACGCAGATAGAACGGAGCATATCGAGGATGCAATCCACTGGCTGAGTTTGCCAAGCAAGAGGTTGTACCCTCAGGCTTGATACATGTAATAGACTTGCTATTAGGAATGTTTAACTTAGCAGCCCATGTGTGGTTGGTTTGTGTGGATACTTCTTGGAGATAGTCCAACGCTTGTTGTAACTTACCAAGACCAGATTTACCACTCATCAAGGCATTGTCATAGATGCCAGTCATAGATACACCAAGCAATCGTTCCTCATTACAGTTGTCTTTCCACACCTTAGGTAGGTATGTAAAGTTTGTGAAGGTACTTTGTATAGTACCAATGATAGTTGCTTGTTCAATCTTACGACGGATATCTTTAAGGTTATCGGTTTCTTTAAGGACAACCGTACTTAGATTACAGAATTGATTAGGGCGTAAGATAATTTCTGAGCAGGGATTAGTACCATACTCATAGTCTGCACTACGACCAGACTTGACAGCCAAGTCACGCATAGCCTTACGGTTACAGATACCACGCTCACCTGAGTGAGAGTTGTATAACTCTGACCACTCCTCAAGGAATTGTCCCATTGGTGGTTTTGATTGGTAGATAGCGGAGTTATTAGCTAGGGCTCTATGACCGCTAGATCCCCACCAAGACCCGCTCTTGCATTTAGCCATCTCTCGGTCAGATAGATCAGACAATGAGATCATAGCTGATCTGCGTACGCCACCGACGATGACAGACTGAGCGATCTTGCAACAGATGTCATGGCACTCAAGTGCTGTAAGCTTACGACCCTGAGCATTAGTCATAGTTTGTACTATGAATTTAAAGGTGTCCTCAAGGGGGGCGGGTCCACTAGCACGACCACCAAAGGTCTTAAGCTTCTCACCAGACAGGCGAACCTTGCTTACATCCCACTTATAATGCTTACCGTTGTATAAAGAAGTCATCATGGAATACAAGGCATTAGCCCAACCTTCTCTTGAATCTTCTACTACAACCACCGTATTAAAGTCTTTTGTTATGATAGATACTTTAGGCAATTGATCTACACAGCGGTGTTCAACTGAGTAGCCAACACCAGTACCACACATAAGAATATACATGAGGTTGCTGAATGAATCTACTGAGTCAATCTCAAGGTAGGCACAGTTATACAGGGCAGTATGATCCTTATCCAAGGCTGGACCAGCGGTCATAAGACCACGCATACTTGGTAACACCTCAAGATTAAGGATAGCATCCTTAATATCAGGTCTTGTTAACAGCAATGGTGTCTTACTTGTAAAGTAATTCCACCATCTATCCACAGTTTCTTCCCAAGTTTCTCGTCTATTCTTATCTTCAACCCAGCGACTATAGCGACTTAACGCTATGAAATTTTGAAATGTATCCATTACTTTGTAACCTCATTCAATCTTTTAACTCTAATAAACTCTGGCGTATATAAACTAACAATTAATAACTCAGCAATAACTTGTTGATTATAAAGTGTAACACGCTTCTGAGTTGATATATTCTTAACAGGAATCTTTATCTCGGTAGTATGATCTGGGGTAATTATTGTAAACCCAGATGGTATAACTAAACCATCAACCTTTAAACTAATTATAGCACAACAGTTTTTAGGTAACTTAAGACTTAAGTTTGTAGATAAAATTGCTGATTCTTCTCCTTTAATTATTAGCATCGAACTTAAATTTGCTTTTAAATTAAAGATAGTGTTACATTTATTAGTTGCTTCTGGCATATGTTCAGCCACAATATTAATAATATTGGGGTTAATATACTCAGTAACTACCTTAACCTTATCCTTCTTACCCATAAATTTTAATAGTTTATCAAACATAACCATATCCATCCTCTTTCTTACGGTATCTCTTAGCCCCAACAATGGGGAGTCCAGAGAATAACCTTATTATTTACAATTAAACCATCCTTAATAATGAACTTAACCTCACCAGCCCTAAGGATTCTGACACACCTAGCCATCTTTAAGGCATAAGCAATATCATAGTGTTCCTTATCTTTGTTAACTACAGTCTCATAAGCAGCCATAACGGCAGCTGTCCAGTTAGTTGGTGTAGTAGAGTCCAATAACTTATTAGCTTTAACAGCACCCATCTTCCAGATACCACCAATATTATCGGTAGTATCACCAGTCAGCCATTGCATATGGAAGTTACGGTCAGCTTCCTGCTCAGTCAACATAACAGGAGACTCTTCCTTATCAGGGTTCCAATGCCATCCTGGAACTGATCTTAAGTCTTTGTCTATGGTAACCGCAATAGTATCTCGGTCAGACTGTGATGCCTTGACACCCATGATATCATCAGCTTCGATACAGATACCTGTATGATTAGGAAGCATATCCTTAATACATTGGGTGACAATGGGTAGACTTTCGGGTGCTTGTCTACTGACATCACGGTGAGCCTTGTAAGACTCAAGGACAGTCCGTCTATAGTTATCTTTGCGAGAGCATGAGAAAGCCACAGTAACATCAGTCACTCCTGCTGGTGTCCACTTAACAAGGTCATCCTGTACCCAGTCTTGGATGCCATCTACACCATCAGTATCAGCTCTAAAGGCAATACGATATGCCAAGATGTCTCCATCAAGCACAGCTTTAGTTGGTATCTTTATCATCTTTATCTCCTAATTTAAACCAATCTTCTGGAAGTTTATCCATTAAGTAATCAAGGGTTTCTTCTAGTACAGTATTATTATTAGGGTGACGGTTCTCCCTGTCAGCCCTACATAACTCACAGTTACAGTTAGCTTTGTTATCATCAGCAACAAGACCTAACCATGTAGGTATCTGTCTAGTACAGAACTTCTTAAAGTCTTCTTGATTATTTTCATTATAAATATGATAATAAAAATTATCAATTACTTTAGATCTTTGTCTATCAATTGAATAAGCAAGCTCTTCACTACGGTGCTTGCGCCACTCAGCGTTATGCTCCTCTAATTTTCTAGTACCAGCTGAGATAAATATATCAATAGCTTTGTACTTCTTACCAATCTCTAATTCATTTAGATATCTACAATCATCTACAAGAACAACACGCTCTTTATAAAACTCAGGTTGTTCGTTTAATAACCTAACCTCTTCATCATAGACAGCGTTAACTAATTTCTCCCACTCGTTTACCCAGTGGTTTGGATTAATATCACGCATACCTTGACCAAGGTGCTGACAAAATGAACGATACTCTTCTTGATTAGAATCTTTAGTATACCCCTCAAGTGCAGCTTGTTTCTTTATACTAAGAGCAAACGGAATAATCTTTGGAGTTAGATTATTATGTACACAATACTCCGCTATGTAATTAGACAGCGTTGTCTTACCCACTCTAGCTTGTCCCGCAATCATAACTACTATCATAGCGAATTTCCTCCATTAGTTTCTTAGGGTTACTTCTATTTTTTAAATTGTAATTCATTTTTGTATTCATAAAATCAACAGCGAGTGTGCAACAACTACTTGATTTAAAACCAAACATCCAACCAATAGTAAAACAAAATACTTCTTGTAATACGGATACTTCTTTGTGGTTATCGCATATACTTTTAATACTTTCTATATTCATATCACATGACCCAACATATTTTTTATATAAGCATTTGGATTGTGAGTTCAAACTATCTTCTGTCATTAGTCTTGGCTTAACTTTAGCTAATACCATTGGAGTTAACTTAGTAAACCCTAGATCAAATATTAAAGCAACATGACTTATATTAGACCAAGTGCATAGTTGTACTAGTTTATGAATATAACTACATCTTTTTCTATTATCATAGAACGCAATATATACATCTGTTCTCAATGTGTTTCACTCCAGTTCTTACCTACGGAATAGCCCGCATCGACCCTTATCTTTAGCCCCAACCTTACGCCAGCATCAGTAGCAGCCTCGGTAATAATCTTACCAACAGCGTCTGCAATATCAGGTGGACAAGTGAATTGTAATTCATCATGAATGTATGCCACTTGTTTAACAAGTGTACCATATGTTTTCTTTAGGTTCCTGTTTGCAATGCACATCCATAACTTAGATAGTACTGCCCCAGATCCTTGTAACAATGTATTAAGAGCGGCGTGTTCAGAGCGTACAGGAACAATCCTTCCATCCAATAACTTAACACCCTTAGTCTTAGCAACAGAGAACTTAACATCTTGATGAACCTTTTCTAATGCAGGAATTTCTTTTTGAAACTTCGTGCGTATTGTTTTGCCAGCAGCACTAGTGCCACCAACGATTGTACCTAGCTTCTTATCACCCGCACCGTAGCAGTATGCATAGATGAATGTCTTAGCTGCGTCTCTATCAGGTAAACCAGCAGCCTTCTGATTGTATGTATGAATGTCATCCGTTAGGATCTTATCACCATACTTACCACCATCATACTTAGCCATGAAGTGTGCAAGCATTCTTAGTTCCAATCCCTTGAGATCAGCACCAACAAGCACACAATTAGTATCAGGTATCCATAACTTTCTTGCTTCTTTATCCTTGCTTACCTGTGCCATGTTAGGTTGGGAGTGTGTACATCTACCAGTCGCCGCACCTTGTGCGTTCACTGATCCATGTATATGCCCATCCCTAGTTAGGTTGGCTCTTGTATTCCAATCAAGAACCATGCCCATAAGTTTTATGTAGTTGAAATACTCTACTAACTTCTTTGCTTCGGGATAGTTTAGATCAGCAAGCACAGCCTCATCAACCTTTGGGTTACCCTTATCGGTTGTGGGTGGTGTCCAATTATATTTATCTTTTAGTCTACTAGCAATCTGTGTGCGTGATCCTGGGTTAAAGATCTCGACCTTAGTCTTTAGTGGTTTGCCCGTCTTTTCTGACACCCGCTCATGCACGATATCAGGGAACACAACACGCATCTCATCTTCAATACTAACTTTTTGTAATAGCAATGTGCCATATAAAATATCTCCATTGTGATAGTCATAGTTAAATCCATTATCAGTTTGCTCAGCAAGTATCTTTGATACCAAGTGTTCTAGTTTAATGACAGCAGGTGGTAAGATGTTCTCATGTGCAGCACACCACGCTAGTTGATACTTGTAAACAGCAGCACTAAGCATGACATCTTGTTCACAGTAAGTGAGCATCTCTTGTGAGTAATGATCCCACCCACCCTTGTATTCAATCTTAGGATTCTTAAGGAACTTGCCCCACATCTCCAAGCTGTTGCCACCAAGAGGATGCTCGTTCACATCAGGATGCATTAGCCTACTGATGATCAAGCTGTCTCGATAGTTAGGACACTTAGTTTTGCGAAGTAGTCTATCAATAATAGCAAGATCAAATAAGATGTTGTGTCCTATCAGCAGGTCAGCCTTGTCCATTAGATCAGGTAACTCATGCATATTCTCTGAAGTAAACCTATATACTTTCTCTGTATCAATATCATACGCAACAGCACACCAAATAGTCTTGGCTTCTCTAATAATTTTATCACCACTAATAGAAATCTCACTGAGTGAATCGCACTCAACATCTAGAACAAGTTTCATATAGACTCCTATTTATTAATTTCAATTGTTTCTTGTATAGCTAACTTCTCAATAAACTTTTTACCACCGTCTTCAAGTATCCACTTGGGATCGTATACTCTATTCAAAGCATTAACCAATTCCATCCTAGTCATACCCTCAAGATCTTCTGAGTTAGTTAAGATATTAAAAGTTAGTGTAACAATATGATTAAACTTCTTGTGCATTTGTATCCTCATTGTTAAAGACTACAGAACCACCATCATCCATAGCAAACCCAATCTCCTTGAGTCTACCATTCTTACGATCATAGTATAGTGCAGTAGCAATACCAGCACGACCAGTCAATCTATTCTTGAGTACACGGATGATTGTTGTATTGGCAACAGTATCATCTGAGTTCTGTCGGTCTCGTTCAAGAGCAACAACAGTATTAGGTACTGAAGATAACGCACCAGATCCTCTAAGATCTTGCAGCGTGATACGATCACCCTCTTCAAAGGCTTTGTCAGTCTTCTTAAGTTGTGATACGATATCAACATGCACACCAGTGCGAACAGAGATGGCTCGTAGTTCTTTCATAAGTGTATCAATGATGATACGCTCTGAGTTACCACCATCCACATCCTTGTTGGTGATACCAAGCAAGCCAGCAGCGGCAGCAGTAATGTGATCAAGTACAATCACATCTACCTTTAATGACACAGCCATGAATTCCATTCGTGCTAAGAGATTACTCATTGCGTTATTACCAAGATGGTCGTACACATATAAGGAAGTCTCAGCTAACTTTTGTCTAGCTTGTGCATACTCTTCGTTGGTAAAGTCATTTACAAAATCCATATTAATTCTAGGCTTACCTAATTTAGTACGAAGATCGTTCATCATCTTGCCAGCCATGATAGCACGGACAGGCTTGTTCAAGATCAGACTGATCATGTCATCCATAGTCTCCTGTGGTGACTCCTCAAGCATGATCGCACCGACTGATCTTCCTTCCTCAAGATGATTCAAGATCAACTCACGGAGGATCGTAGACTTGCCAGAGCCAGTACCAGAAGCCCACAAGGTAATCTCACCACCACGCTGACCGATCAAGTATTCTGATAGCGTATCAAATGGGAATGGGTATACCTTAGTGTTAGAGATATCAGTTGAGTCACGGACAATAGATGAGATATGTAAAATCTCGTCAGGTGAATACTGTTGTGCTTCCCATATAGCGGAGACAACAGCCTTGCCCTGTGCATTCATAAGACATTCATTAGCATCCTTGTATGGAAGCTTAGCGATCTTACATTTTCCAGGAGGTAGGATATCAGCAACAGCCTTAGCAGCATCACGACCTGGGGTATCGTTATCAAAGCACAGTACAACTTCTTGGTATGAGCAAACAAACTCAAGGTTCTCTTTGATAGATTTGACAGCGGATGATGCACCATTAGGCAAGCTAACTACTGCCCATGTGCCACCTAATAGTTGGTTCACAGTCATGCAATCAATCTCACCCTCAGTAATGATGACACGCTTACCACCACCTGTACGCCACAAGTGTTGACCATACAACTCAAGCTTCTTTGTATCACCCTTCCAGAAGAACTGTTTATCAGGACCTCGGAGATGTTGAGCAACAAGTTCAGTACCGTTATAGTAATTAGCAATCTCTACTTCTTTACCGTTGATGATAGCAGACTCATAGCCATACAAACGGCAAGTCTTCTGATCAATGTTACGGTGTTGTAATCCAATGATAGTACCCTTAGATGGTTTCAGTACGCCAGCATCTTTAATCTCTTCAGTTCTTTCGGTCACAGTATGACCTCCTTTTTTCTCGTAGTGTTTACATGCAAAGCAATACCAATGATCATCATACTCAACAAAGTTATTACACTTGTTGTCATTGCCAACAGAAGCACACTTAGGACATTGCTTCTTAATACCAGTTGTCATTATTGAATCTCCAGATATTTCCAACATATAGGGAACCGTTCCTTACAAATCTTTCCTACTTCTTTAGCATACAAAGATGTCTCAAGTTGCACACCATCGTGTGATCGCAGCTTGTACATGCGTGACCATGCATACAATGAGCCAGACCATATCCACTCAGTCATCATAGACTGTGGCAGGATCATTCGTGCTTGCTCACCACACACATCAGACTCAATCATCTTCTCATACAAAGCCTTGCAATCTAATTGTAACTTTAGATACTGTCGCATTAACTTTGTATTATCAACAACTTCATCAAGAGATGAGCCTTGCTTTTTATTAGCACAGTTCTGTCTAAGATACTCAGGTATCCAAAACGATATGTCAGATGTGACATAGCGTCTTGATACTTCGTTCCAACTAAAACCTATCTGATGCTTAGCTAGTTGTCGTGCGATAAAAACAGGAGCCTTGAATCTCATTGAAATAAAACAATGAGAGAAAGGACTCCAGTGATTATGTTCTGCGAGATAACTAATTAACTTCTCATTTTGATTATCTGAATACGCAAACGATACCTTATCAAACGATACTCTTGCTGCATCTACAACACTATTATCTGAACCCATATGATTTACATATTCTACAATACTCATTTTAGTTACTCCTTATAAAGCCAGTTAGGAGAGTCGAACTCCCACCTCCGCATAGCGGAATGCTACCAGTTACACCAAACATGGCTCGTCTTTACTTAATCTTATTACTAATAGACAGTGTGAAGTATCCATCAGATGAGCGATCTGCCCACTGTTTAGATGCAAACATAGCAAAGATTTGGGAATCATCTTTCCAAAGTTTACCATTCATTGCATCGAACACAGCCTTGACATAATTATCGACATCACCTCTTGGGTATTCCAACTCTGTTTTCTTAGGTTGTCTTACATACATTTCTAAAGATACAACGATGGGCTTGGTGATCAACTCACGCTCTGTACCCAACACTCTATAAACTTCTTCTGAAGCTTTCTCTTTAAACTCTTTATAAGGACCTGTGTAATAAGCTCCCCACTTGCTGACTCTAGGGCGACTAGCAGCTACAGGGGATATGTTGAAAGTCCATTCCATTAAAAGGGAATGTCTTCCTCGATAAGCTCATCAACCTTTTCTTTAGTAACGGTTGGTTTAGATTCAACAAAGTTAGAGCCATCAAAGCCACCCTCTACTGGTTCAAAACCAGAAGATGGTTTATACTCACCCTTTGTAATAATCTGAACGCCATTAAGATAAAGACTTAATGAGTTATCACGATCAAGAACCATTGGTTGCAGCTTAAGTCTTACCTTATCGCCACCAAATGCAACCGCAGCAGTTTCCTTAGATGCAGCATCAACGCATGGGAACTTACCATCGGCTGATTCAACATGAGTCTTGCTCTTGAATTTAATATACTTAACATCATCCTTCTCAGTCATACCATTCAACTTCTTAGCACCAGACTTCTTAGTAAGCTCAGTTAAAAGCTTTTGAAGTGTTGGTGTAACCATAACTGTAATGTTATGATTAGCTGAGTGTACACCAAAGTTAACATCAGGCTTATTTAAGTTTGACCACTTGACTTCAAGTGTCTCAGTTACCATTGCTGGTAGTCGTGTCTTTGCCATTTGCATTCTCCTGTTGTTTACCTGTTGCGATTAAACGAGTTACTTGCTCGTTAATATTTGTAACCATTCCTGTCAATACATAACTAATGTTTGACAAGTATTCGATTACACTGACTCCACTAACTTGTGGAACCTGCTGCGTTGGTTGAGGTGTCTCAACTGGCGTAGCTTCTACATCAATAATATTACTTTCCATAGTGTCTCCTTTCTTACGATACTTCGTATCTATAGCCCCAACCATTGGGGTTAATTCATTGTTCAACTATATCCATAAATGCATCCATGCTACATCTCTCAAGATATAATGGTGTTCCATTTCCAACCCACGAACCAGCTATATTATAATTAAAATGTTCAATAGCATCTTCATAAGACATCTTGTTTTTCTTTTGAAGTATACTAAGAATAGTATCCTTACAGTATACTGCTAGTAAATTACCACCAAAGCATTCAACATAACCCATGAATGCTTTACCAAAATTATTAGGTAAGATCATTGGTTGCGTTGGCTTAGTTAAATCAGTAATTTTATTTTCTAACTCTATATTTTTATTCAAACCTAGTCTAGTAAGGGATCGTTGAATCTTAAGCAACTGTTCTAATTCTTTAATGGTATTCTTCATGGCATTGTACTCATTGTTTCAAGATAAGGATAGCCATTGATTACTACTCCACAAGACAGCATTGGTTTCTTAACATAGTAAGAACCATATGACATACTTGGGTGCGTAATATCTACACCACTACCTACATTCATACCAAACACACGATGAGATGGACCATTCAACCAGTTAATACCAGCAATAGAATGATGGTGTCCTTGCACAGTAGAGCAAGCACTAACCTTAGCAGAGTTAAACGCTGGGTATTGTGATGATGCACCAGTACCATGAGTGTACAGTACACCATCTACTAGTGTACTATCTTTCCAGTCCCATCCTGGGGTAGCATATAATGCAGCGAATGGTTTGATATACATTCTTGGAATACCACGATCAGATGCAAGTCTACTTACACGATCATCATGGTTACCAATGCATATGCTCATGCTTGGAAATTTTTTGTACCACTTTTTAATACACTTAAGAGCAGCATCATACTCAGCAATAGCTCCCTCATTCTCAGGATTCTTTTGATGGAATGAAATGTTATGATGATCTACAACATCACCGATATGGATTACCTTATCACACTTCCACTTTGAATAGATACCACTAACAAAATTAAAGTAATCTTTGTGAACAGCAGGGAAATGTGTATCCCCAATTACTAATACCTTAGCCATTTGTTTCCTTTGTATCGAGGTCGTCAATGAATAAATTCATATTCATATTACTACCAGCAACCTCTATGTTTCTTAACTTAAACTCTATCAAGCAATTCTCTAAAAAGATATCTGACATACCATCTGTAGGGAACCATATATTAATAACTCGTTCAACATCCGTTGACAAAGCCATCTCAATAACCTTTGATAGCACAGCTTCCATGTCTGCCTCACTACGAACAGGCAATAGTTTTCTATTTCCTTTTCTTTTTCTTTCTGACATTTACACTTAGCCTTTCAATTGAGACAATCATTCCCAATGGTATGCGATTGATTACACCAACACAGTCACTGCTAACAGTATCAGCAATGGTAATGCATTGTTTATTTCTACACAATACATATCCAATACTAATTACTGTTGGCAATGGTGTTGCCATTTCTTCCATACATTCCTCTAGTGGTAACCAACCACCATCACCGATGGTCTCAGCATCTAACCAAGTAATCTTAACAGGCTTAGTGGAAGATATAATCTGCTTCAAGAACGGATGATACATTGAAACATCCCCCTTCGGGAGGTGTAGGTAGCGTAATCCCGATCTGCTTCTCGACCTCACCCTTGAGGGTTTCGAGAAGCGGTGTCTTGTGCATTTCATAAAACTCTTCCTTTGTAAATTGTTTAAGCATAGGTATCATTGGTGCATAGCAACCAAAGCTATCATGCACCATACTAAAATCTTCCATGCCAGCATTCATACATCTAACTGTCGTCATCCACATATGACTAGCATCTAAACTATGAATGTAGTTAGGACTGATAGCAAGATTAACCTGAGTCTTATCAATTGTTTTACCATCTGATGAACCAAAGTGTAACTCTTTCATATTAAATAACTTAGCAACTGAACGACGAGATAAGATCTCAAAGTATTGATGCACCACATGGAATCCACATGGTGTAGTCCACTCCATAATCTTACCAGTATTGCTAGAGATATCAGCGATATCCTTTAGCCATACCTTACCCTCGTTAGCCTTAGTTAATGTGTTCTTTAAAGCACCATCAATATAGGTAGCTAGTTCCATTACAGCACCAGCCGACTCTTCCTTAGGAACCCAATCCAAATGACCTTCAGACTTACAGTATCTTCTGATACCATAGAATGTAACGCCATACGGATCAGTCATCACAGCCCTCTTAGGTACTGATCTAGGAATCTTATTCTCCCAATGCTCAAGGAACTTAACAGCCCATGCTTTAGTGTCATCATCAATGGTAGTATCGTCAACATCATTCTTCATGGTATCTGTGATAGTATCAGCAACAAAACCATACAAGTCTTGTGGATCTTTAGTTCCAGTAAGATTAACCTTGTATGCCAAGTACTCATCCTTCATCAGAGCAGCCCAGTGTTGAACACCGTTGCATGAACCATCTATTTGAATAGGTAGTTGTGTCATACCATCAGTACGACACAGCTCATAGATAGCAGCCAATCGTTGGAACGATGGATTCTTCTTTGTCTTATTGCTAACCCAAAAGGATCGCATATCATAGGGATCTTTTGCAGTCTCAATAATAGTAGCCATGTTATCATCTACCCACTTAACACGATCCTCAAACGATTCCTTATCTTGGTCAAACAGATTAGCCAAGTGAATCTTTAACCATCGAGTACCTTGCGGTGTCTGCTTAACAGGCTTAGCAAAGTGTATGAGTGACCTATCGAAGTCAGATGCTTGCGGTGATAATAGATCACATGTAGTGTAAGCACGACCACGAAAGTCACAGGTATAGACATGATAGAAGAATAATTGTTTGATTAAATCTTGAGCTAACTTTAATCGTACTAACATACGACCACGGCTACGCTCTTCCTTATACCATAACGAATAGGATTCTTCTCTCTTACTACACCATTTGGATTGCTCTTCTTTAGACCCATCTTTAGGGTAAGGCTCACCAAATTCAAACGCACTGAAATCATATGCGGGTAGGTTAGCTTGTCTAGTGTTATTGGTGAACATATTGACCATCACTATTAACACTTTAGAGTTAATTGACCACTCAGTATTCATCAGTCCATTGATACCACGCAGTACAAGATCTCCAGGAGTACTGTTCTTTTGTACTACTGTCTCATCCCATATGATATCTTTAAACTTCTGAACTACAGGCTTGCGTATCCACGGCATAAGATTACCACCACTAGCAGTAGCACTGTGTGGTACAGGTGGAATAATCATAGGTCGATACAGCATACTAGCCTTAGCAATCAAGTCGGCATGGTTTTTATTAAGCTCTTCCAATACCTCATCAGTAAAGCCTACAACCACACGCTCATACCATCTATTGTGTACACGCTTACGGTGATTCTTCATAACAATAATAGAGGACAGCTCAGCAATGCGTAGCATATGGTGACCAAAGTCTTCTCGTTGTTTCCTAGTAAATTGCTTACGGTTAATAAGACTCATCTTCTCAGCAAATGCACGGCATCGCTTAGTAGTCCAAGACTTCTGATAGTGTGACTGTTTATTCCAGTCATCTCTAAAGCTTTCCTTAGCTTGTTGATAGGATACAATCTCAATGACCATGTTACTAATAGCATGAGCCATGTGTTGTGCCGAAGGTAGTGGTAGGTTATGCATTACACTACCCTTGCCCTCTACCTTACGATCCCACACGCTAGAGTTAAACCACTCAAGCATTAGGCAACGCAATGTAATATCTGCCATCTTACCAGCACCAACAGCAAACAATGGGTAAGCCCATGCAGGAGTCTTAGTACTCTTAGCAATGGTATCTATCCACTCTTGGTAGATAGGTGTTAAGTGTACCACACAAGTATCAAGTAACTGTTGTTCGGGGTAGCCCTCATCAGGCGCACGGTTATACTCATCCCAGTATCTCATTGATGATAGGTTAATCATCTCTTCTTCATATAAAGCTTGAAGATTCTTACGCTTCTCTTGCTCAACAGGTGATAGCATATTCCATAGATCAGGCATAGTATCTCCTTATTAGTTATCCATATCTAGCATCTAAATATGGAGTGATGTCCCTTAGCCGCACCATGTAGGGGATACCCTCCGTACCCCCTACATGGCATAGCAGCTGACTCTTAGACTAGTTGCAACGCTTGCTTGAATACCTTAAGGGTATCATCTTGTGCGCCACCACTAAGGTTATCCCATACACGGTTGGCTTGCGTTGTCTTACGACCACGACTAGCAACCTTGAATTGTAAACCCTTAGTAACAGCATTAGCAGCAAGCCAAAGACTTGCTTCACCATTAGTTTCCTTACGCTCAGTATCGAATGTCTCTGCCCAACTACCGATAGTTACCAAAGCCTTCTTATAATTCTCAGACTCGGCATCAGTTGTTGGGTTAGCAACAACAGGTGACTCAAGCATTCCATACATATCAATCCAGAATGATTTAATCTGATCACTTGTTAATGCAGTAGAAGCCATTGCTTGTACTTTCTCTTGAAAGAACGCACCAGTTTCCTTAAACTTACCAAGTGCAGTACGCATAGCTTGCATCTTATCTTCCATCGTAGTACCCTTATGGGTGATACGATACATATTCTTACCACGACTTGCTTGTAACGCCATACTCAATGTGTTATTGCATACAATACGAATGCTAGTAGGCAACGCACAGAATGCAAGACTACCATCATGCGAATTAATCAATGCAAGATACTGAGTAACAGGATCTCCGTCATTCATAGATACATTAGATGCATTGAATGTTTCACCACGCAATAACAAGATAACCTTACGACCATTCTTC